CTGGAAATGCTTTTCCGCCCCCGGCGGAAGCAGCGCCAGCGTGTCAAGGAAGACGTTCTTCAGATAGGTCAGGCCTTCGGTGCTGGTGGGCCGGATCAGGCCCGAAGGCGGCTCCCACCCGGTGCGCGCCAGCCGCCCGGCGAAGTCGCGCTGGTTCCAGTCGTCCGGCATGAACATGCCGAGGATTTCGAAGCTCACGGAAATGATGATCGTGTAGCCCTTGGCGTGCAGCCGGGCGAAGAAGTCTTCCAGCCACTGCACCGTGGGCGCGTTCAGCCGGGGCTTCGCCGGGTCCACGACATAGCGCGCTGCGCCCGCGTCCCACGAAAGCGAATGGAACTTGCTGATCCCCATGTAGAGCACATAAGGCCCGCGATATCCCAGGGCGTGGACCTGATCGACCAGCCGCTGAGGCGTGAACGGATAGGCATTATCGAACCCGTCCGTCATCCGCAGTTCGTGCGCGGGCAGCGGCGTGGTCAGCATCGGCAGGGTGCTGTTCGGCCCGGTGACCGTGATGTTCGTGATATCGACCTGCGCGGCGCTCTCGCCGATCGGTTCGTCCGCCGCCGTCTGGACGAACACTTCGGACCCGATCGGCGCGGTGAAAGCCTCGCCGGTGCTGAACGGCGGCGTGATCGAAACCGTCTGGACCGCGCCCGACGTGGTGGACGTGACGGTGTAGAACGGCACGCCCTGCGATCCCAGCACATAGACCCGCGCGCCCGGCCCGATCGGGCCGCTGTCCCCCACGTTCAGGGTCAGGCTGGTGGCCCCCGGCGCGGCGGCGGCGGCGAGCGTGCAATCACCGCGCCCAGCCGCCGCCGGAAGCAGCGAAATGAACATCCGCTTCACATCGCCCCAAGGCACATCCGTGTCCGGGAAGAAGCCCGCCTTCGTGCTTTCGTCGAAGACCAGCCGGATGTGGCAGTCATCCGGCGTGCCGCTGGTGGCATAGTTCCACAGCCGCACGAAGTGCGTCCCGCTGGTGTAAGTGTCCACCGTCAGGGTGACCGATTGCAGCCGGTCGATCGCGCGGATGCCCGAAGCCTGCCAGTCGAATTCGAGCACGCAGCCGCGAAAGTCCTTGCGGCGGGGATAGGCGAAGGTCCCCGGACTGCCCCGGTCTTCCACTTCCCAGATCAGCCCCATCAGATCGCGGTTCGTGCGGAAGGTGGCCTTCATCCGCAGACTGTCCGGTCCCGTGGTGATGACCGTGGCCATCATCGCAATCGGGAAATTGACCGTCCAGAAGGCGGGCTCGAACCGGCGGATCGTGCCGTTCGCGCCGGGCTTGGGATAGGTGACGAACTTGCTCATTCGTTCTTTCCGCCTACCGCTTCGCTACTTGAGGCGGGCTCATTCCCGGATTTCCACGATCGGCAATTCGGGGAGCTGCACCGCGCCTTCGAACAGGTGGATCGGTTCCAGCCGGTCGATATCGAAGCGCGCGGGCACATCGAACGCGAAGCCCGCCGTCACCACCGCACCGGCGGCCGGCGGAACCGTGAAGGTGATCAGGCCGGTGGCGACGTTGACGCTCCACCCGCTGGCTTGCGGCACGCCCGCAATAGCCACCACCACGCTGCCCGCCACCGGGCGGGTGATCTTGCGCAGATAGGTGACCGGCCCGGACACATAGGCCTTCCGGAGCTGGAAGAACTGGTTCGCATTGTCGCCGGTGCCCAGCACCTGATCCGTGGGCGCGGGCGAGGCTTCGGGCGCGCAGGATTTCCAGTCGGACCAGTCCTGAAAGCGGAAGCCCCGCGCGCGCCCGGCGCGGCCATAGAAGAACTTCAGCACCGCGTCATAGTCCGCCGTGGTCCGAATGCCGGTTGCGACGTTGAAGCGCAGCCGCGCGCCGGACCAGTTCTGGTTCCGCTTTTCGAAGCCGCCCGCCGTCTCCGTCACATCGGTGGAGAATTCCGGACCGGCCACGCTGTTCAGCGATATCTTGCCGGGGAAGGTCACATCGTCGAAGTCCACGGATCAGCTTCCCCGCTGCCCGGCGGCGGCCATGCGAAGCAGGTGCGCGCCCGCCTGCGCGGCGGATCGGCGGACCTGTTCCGGATTGCTGACCGGGCCATAGAAATTGAACTGGATCGGCCCCAGCCCGCCGCCGGTGCTGGCGGCGGCTTCGCTGGTGGACACAGTGACGTGCTCGCCGCGCGTGGCGCGGAAGGCCACCAGATTGGCGTCACGCCCCGGACGCCCGCCGACCGTGAAGTTTCCGCCCAGGGCAAAGCCCGGCGATCCCCCGAACAGCCCGCGCAGCGCGCCGCCCAGCAGCTCGCCCAGTCCGCCGCCGCCGCCCTGCCCGGTGCCCCCTAACAGTCCGCCCAGCAGCCCGGTCAGGGCTTCGGACAGCACGTCGGCGGCGTTGCGCATCGCGTTGTCCAGAATGCCGCTGAAGGTCTTTTCCAGAAAGCCGCCCAGGTCCCCGTCCAGCGCGGCCTTGATCCCGTCCGCGAACGTCCGGCTGAAGGTATCGCGCAAGGTGTTTCCGGCTTCGGCGGCGGCGGTGCCCACGGCTTCCCCGTCGAAGGCGGCGTCGATCGTCAGGCCCTGCCCCGGCGTCATCGCCCCCAGCCGGTCAGCCACGGTGCTGCCCAGCGCATCCATGGCGGCTTCCACCTTGGGCAGCCCGCCGGTGATCCCCAGCGCCATGCCTTCGGACACGAACCCGCCCATTTCCATGAACAGCTTCGACGGCGAGGCGATGCCCAGGAACTCCCGGATGTTCTCCACCCCGCGCAGCACCACGGACTTCAGCGCGTTCCACACCGCTTCGGGCGCGGCCTTGATCCCTTTCACAAGGCCGTCAATGATGTTCCGCCCCCACTCCGCCATCTTTGCGGTCAGCTCGGCGAAGCGTTCCTGAAAGGCGCGGTAAAGGCCGTAAAGGTATTCCATCGTTTTGGGGGCAAGGGACCCCAGTATCTTCAGCACCGCGTCAATCACGTTGCCGACCAGCGACTTGAGCCCTTCCCACGCCCCGGCGAAATCACCTGTCAGAACGCCAATGACGATATCGAAGATATCGCCGATGATCTTGAAGCCGCTTTCGATCGCGGTCACCAGCGCCGAGATGATCCCGATAATCCGTTCGCCCAGCCACTGAAGGAAAGCCGCGCCGAGCTGGCCTAGCACGTCGATCACAGTGCGGATCATTTCGCCGAGCGGGCCGTTCCACAGTTCCGTCAGGGTCTTCTTTACGGTCTCGATCAGCGACGTGATCTTCGGCCCGATCACCTCCACGAACTTCTTCTTGAGCCCTTCCAGCACCGGGGCAATCTTGTCCCAGTTGGCGTAGATCAGCGCGCCGGCCGCCGCGATGGCAGCAATCGGAATGAGGAACGGGGCAATCGCCGCGCCGAGCGCGGTGAACACGCCAGACAGCCCGCCAGATCCCAGCAAGGTAACCAGCGGGGCGAACAAGGGCGCGATCTTCCCCACGGACGAGACGAGAGAGCCCAGCACAAACAGCACCGGGCCGACTGCGGCTGCAATCCCAGCCGCCGCAAGGGCGAAGGTTTGCGCTTCAGGCGACAGATTGTTGAAGGCGTTGGCCGCTTTCTCGACAAAGCCTGCCACCTTCTCGATCACAGGAAGCAGCGCCTCGCCGATCTTGTCCCCGGCTTGACCGATGGCCACCTGCGCCTTGCGCCACGGATCGGTGTTTGCCGCCGCCTGCGCTGCGCCGCCGAACTGCTTTTCCAGCTCGCCTAGGATGATGCTTTGCGCGCCGGCCACATTGCCGGTTTCGACCATCGCCTTGATGGTGCTTTTCTGATCTTCTGAAAACTGGATGCCCGCGCGCCCCATGGCGGTGAGGCCCTTGATCGGATCGTTCAGCGCCTTGCCCACCAGCAGGGCGGACGACTGCAGATCGGTGCCCATGCGCGTGGACAGATCAAGCGCGGCTTGCTGCGCCCGATCGAACTGTTCCCCGGCGACGTTGCCGAAGGTCAGCATGTTGGCGGTGACCTTCTTCAGGATTTCGTCCCCGTCGAACAGGCTGTTCATTTCCATGGCGTCGGACGCCTTCAGAAGCTGTTCCGCCGTCCGGCCCGCCACCGGCCCCATGCTTTCGAGCGCGGCGCCCACCTGCGCCATCGCCTGCGCCTGATCCTGCGCACCCTTCACCGCCGCCGCGCCAGCCGCCAGCAGCGGCGCGGTGACCGCCACGGACAGCTTGCTGCCCACGTTGGCCATGCCGTCGCCGACAGCCTGCATCTTCTGACCCGCCGCGTTCAGTTGGCGGCGAGCGTTCGACAGCCCGTCTTCGAACGCCGCCGTGTCGATCCCCAGGGTGACGCGCAGCGCGCCGATCAGTCCACCGGCCATAGGGCTTACTCCGTGTCAGAAGGGGGATCGTCCGAAGCCCGGTTCGTCATGGCCATGAGCTGGCGCATGACGGACAGGACTTCGGCGCTGGATTGCGGACGATCCGGGGTGGCGGTGCGCTTGGCCTTGCGGATGCTGGGCACCCGCGCGGGCAGCTTCCCGGCGCGCATGAAGTGCGCCGTGCGCCAGGCGGTGAACATCGCCAGTTCGTATTGCTGGATGCGGGCTTCGGCGAGGCCGGACAGCACCGCGTCCAGCGTGCGCGGCGTTTGGGTCCAGAAGGCATCGGGGGCGAGGCCCCCGGCGCACCACTGTTCCAGCAGTTCCAGCCAGTTCCAGCCTACGGGCTCGGCGTCTCCGTGGGTTGCGCCTTTCCCCCGTCAGCCCCCCCCTTTGCCGCCGGGCCCGCACTGGCATTCGGGAAGGCCGCTTGGATGCACTCCGTCAGCATTTCGCTGGCGCGATCGATCCCCAGTTCGGTCATGATCGTGCCCGCCTGTTCATCGGTGGCAGCCGGGGAAAGCCCGCACGCGAACAGCTTTCGCAGCTTCGTGAACGACAAGCGTTCCTTAAGCACCGCCTGAAACTCGGCGACACTCTCGATCCCCAGTTCCGCTTCGATCCGGCAAAAGGCGTTGATGTCGAAGCGCAGCGCGTAGCCCTGCCCCCCGGCCTCGAAGCGGACAGTTCCGTTCTCGGCCATGATCAGGTCCCCGCCGCTTCGGTGACCGCGCCAGCAACCTTGACGGTCATCACGGCGGTCAGCCGATCATCCAGCGGGATCGCGCGTTCGTAGCCCTTCACATAGACGGGGAAGGTGAACTTCCACTTCTTCGAAGCGCCCACCGTGGTGGGCACCACGACTTCCATGTTGCGCACCGTGCCGGCCGCCTTCGCCGCCGAAATCAGCAGATCGGTGGGGCTGCCCGCCACGTAGTTCATTTCGATCTGGATTTCGCCGTTTTCGATCAGGCCCGCGATGTATTCGTGCTGACGGTTCGGGCTCTTGTAGTGCGTCACCTGCACGTCTTCGACCTGCGGGTTCGGCAGCGTCATGTTGAAGACGTTCGCCAGCTCGGTCAGAACCGGGGTGGAAACGTCGTTGAACATGGACACTTGCGCGCCCCAGCCAATGCTTTCTCCGGCCATAGTCCATTCTCCTTTGAAAACCGGCGCGCGGGCGGATCACGCGGCGGGTGAAAACCAGATGAAGAAATCCATGCTGATCCGCTCGACCCGCGCGCCGCCGCCCAGGTCTTCGGTGTCAGGGCCACGCTCGGCGTCCAGAAACGCCGGGCTGAAGGTGATCCCGCCGATCACGGCGGGCTGTTCGAGCGTGGCGATCAGCGCCCGCCCGATCGCCTTGGCGGTCAGGAAATCAAGCGCGTAGCCGTCGAACTGGACGCGCGGTCCGGCGAGGCCAGCCGCGCCCTTGTAGTGATAGGTCCGGCCCGGCGAGACGTTCAGCATGGTCAGCGCGGGCAGGCCCTCGCCCTGCACCCGCCGCCCCCAGTTTATCCGCGTCCCGACGATCGCGGTCAGCGGGGCGCTGGCCAGCAGCCGCGTGGTCAGGGCTTCTTCCATGGCCTATCCGCGCCCCCGTCTTAACTGGCCGCCGCGCGGCGCGCAGCCTTGCGCGCCAGCCGCGCCGCAGCGCGTTCGATTTCAGATCCCAGATCATCGCCGATCGAGCGCAGCGCGCCTTCCTTGTTCGCGTCCCACGAAGGCCGGATGAAGGGCTGCGCGCGCTGGTGTTCGTTCCCGAATTCGTTCTGCAGGCCCGCCGGATCGGACACGCCGACATGAACTTCCACGGTGGACTTGCCCTGACGGCGGACAAGCCCCGCTTGCCGCCGGGTCAGGCGCGTGCCGGTCTTCATGTCCCGGCGCAGCAAGCCAGCAAATTCTGGCGCCGCCGCCGCCGCATCGCTTTCGATCGGCTGCGCGGCCTTGACCAGCACGCGCTTCAGCACGTTCTTGCCGGTGGCCTTGGGCAGGTTGGCAAGCGCGGCGTCCAGCTCGCGCAGGCCTTCAATCCGCGTCCGCGTTGCCACGCTTGCGCGCCCTCGCCTTCTTCACTTCTTCGACAAGCCCGGCGGCGATCAGGCCGGGGGCTTCCACTTCGGGCAGCTCATAGACCGCGCCCGCCTCTTTCCAGAAGGCGGACCCGTGCGGGTTGCCGTGGGGCTGGATTGCCTTGACCTTCATGGTGCTTCCCTTCCGTGTCAGGCCGGAACCGGCCCGATCGCCATGATCCTGATCCCCTTCCGCCTGCCCAGTTCGGTGGCGGACTGGATTTCGTATTCGACGCCTTGGCAGATCGCCCGGTCCTTGGGCGTGATCCGCGCGGTGCGCTCCGTCCAGCGCAGGTCCCAGACGCGGTGGATCTGCGCGCGGACCTGCCCGGCCTGCACCACTTCCGTTCCCTTCGACTGGCCTTCGTCTTCTTCCGCCCAGAAGCTCCCCAGCTTCGTCCACACCGTGACGGGTTCGTTCATTGCGTTGCGCGTGGGCGCGGACTGCTGGCGGATCGTGACCCGCCGGTTCATCTTGCCGAGGCGTGCCATCACTGTTCCGTCATGGTCAGCGCGGTGATCTGCAGCCGGACGAAGGCGAGCCCGCGCGTCCGGTCCATGTGGATCGCCAGCGCGTCCACCGTCCCTTCGATCACCAGATAGCCAGCCAGCCGCACCCGGTCTTCTTCCAGCGCCGTCCCGATCCGGGCCGCAATGGCGCTGCCCACGCGCGCGGCCTCGATCGCGGCGGTTTGCGCCAGAATGAAGGTCAGCTCGATCTGATGCGCCAGCCCCGGCTGCCCGTTCGGGAACCGGCACGGCGCTTCGTGCGCGCGGGTGCAGGTGCTGGACGGGTCCGCGCCCGAAAGCACCCCGTCCGGATCACCACCCTGCAGGATTGCGCGGGCGATCGCCTCTCCCACCTGATGCGAAAGGTTCATCATGGCCTGCCTCTCACGCCCAAAGTCACGCAATGAAGGGCAGGCGGAACGGGGACAGCAGATCGTCCAGCGCCACG